AGGTAGTAGTCGGCGCTTTTCGCCCGCTCTTTCGCCAGTATCGCCTCGACCGCCTCCGACCCTATCGCCACGCTCGCCGCCACGTCCGCCTCGGGCTCGTAGCGCGCGACGGAGCGAGCGATCTGGCTGACCTCGCTGGTTGGGAGAGGGATCTCGCAGCGCGTCTCGTTGATGACGGTCAGGGCCGCCAGGATCTCCGCCTCGGCCATGCCGAAGCTGCGCATGGCGCCGCCCAGCGCGGTGAGGCCGCTGTTACGGTTGCCCTGAATGAGATTGCCGTTAGCCGCAGGAACGACGCTCTTGCGCTGCGCCTGCATGGCATTGAGCCATCGGGTCTTGAGCGTCGCAGGCGCAACGCCGTCGAACGGGTCGGACGACGCTTCCCACTCGTAGGTGTTGCCGTTGATCTCGGATGGGAATGCCAAGAAATAGCGCCCGTCGCTCAGAAGATCGACGCCCTGCTCGAGCTTGCAGGAGCGCACGCCGTCGACGTAGGCGAAAAGCCAATGCTGTCCACCGCCTGCGGTGAGCTGGCACGGCCCGTCGTCGTCATGGTCGCCGTTGGCGTCTAGCCAGTCTCGCCAGCCGTCATTTCCGCCGTTGCGCGGGTCGATGTCGCAGACGATGAGACCGGAGACGGCGCCCGCTGCGATGCCGACGTTGTAGTCGGGGTTCTCCTGCCACCAGCGGCGTATCTGCTCAGGGTCGGTTGTCGCATCGTTGACGCCATGCCGGGTTGCCGGCGTCTTGGCGTTGGGGAGCACGGGCAGAACATGCCAGCCCCACGAGGCGTATGCAAGCGCGGCGTCAGCCTTCGTTGTCATTCGTTTCTGCCTTTAGGTCTCCCTTAGACTTGACCTCAAGCTCGTACTGCCGCGCCATTGGCGGCTCGTCGCCCCACGTATAAATAACCTGAGGCCAGATCCCCAAGACATCCGCCAGCCGCTTAACGCTGCCGAAATATTTTATCGCCTCTTTCGTTTTCATCCGCTCTCCGTGTCGTTTTTGTTTGTCACGACGTGTTGACATGGTAAGCGGAAAGGTTGTATTGTTCAACCCATGCGCGAACGGATTCACCGAAGGCGCAGGAAGGAGATGAAAAAGATGAGATTTATCGACGCAGCAAACTTTGAGATCGCCGCGATCATCAAAAACAACGCGCGCGAATACGACGAGGGTCTGATCAACTTTGACGAGTTCAACCGCCGTCAACGCGCGACGTGGGATATGGTGAGCCTAGAGAATCGCGACACCGTGCTCGACATTCTGCACGGTCGAATCGAAGTACAAGCATAAGGTAGGGGGAACAAACCATCATGGCTATCCAGCTCAAACGCTCCTCCGCCATCGGGCGCTCTGGAGTCAAACTCCTGGTCTACGGCGCTGCTGGCGCAGGCAAAACGTCGCTGATTCCGACGTTGCCGAAGCCGATCGTGCTCAGCGCCGAAGGCGGCCTGCTCTCGATCGCTGACGCGGACGTACCGTTCATCGAGATCAAGACCATCGAGGCGCTGCACGAAGCCTACGACTGGCTCGTCGGCTCCGCTGAGGCGATGGAGTTTGAATCGGTGGCGCTCGACAGCATCAGCGAGATTGCCGAGGTCGTCTTGAACGCCGAGAAGAAGGCAACGAAAGACCCGCGTCAGGCGTACGGCGCCATGCAGGAGCAGATGGCCGATCTCATTCGCGCCTTCCGTGACCTGCCGGGTCGGCACGTCTACATGAGCGCCAAGCTCGACAAAAGCCAAGACGAGATGGGAAAGATGCTCTACGCCCCGTCGATGCCAGGCAACAAAACCGGGCAGCAGTTGCCGTACTTCTTCGATGAGGTCTTGGCTCTGCGCGTCGAGCGTGATGCAGACGGCAACGCCTACCGCGCGTTGCTCTGCGATGGCGACGGCTCGTGGCTAGCGAAGGATCGGTCTGGAAAACTCGACCAGTGGGAAGCGCCTGACCTTTCCGAGATTATTAAGAAAATCACGGGAGGCGCGTAATGGCCCTATTCGATAACTACAGCGTCGACGACCTCGCGGCCGACTGGCTCGAGGCGAAGCAGACGGAGCGCGCGGCGGTGGAGCATCGGCGCGACATCGAGGACGAGCTGATCCGCCGCCTTGAGATCGCATCGGACCTCGACGGCACCGAGCGTCGGGAGCTGGATCGCCACGCCTTGAAGATCGTCGGGCGGATTGACCGCAAGGTTGACGCCGAGATGGCGCAGGAGCTGGCGGCGGAGCACGGGATCGGCGAGTACCTCTCAACCCTGTTCCGTTGGAAACCCGAGATCATCCTGCGCGCCTGGAGCGCAGCACCAGAGACCGTAACCAACGCGCTTGCACGCGCAATAACCGCTAAGCCGGGACGCCCGAGCTTCAGTATCGAGGAGAAGTGAAATGGCAAGACTAGACATCGGATTTACCGCAGACGAACTGCCGGAAAGCCGCGGTGATTATGAACCGCTGCCCGAGGGTTGGTATTCGGCCGAGATCGGCGACGCTGAGATCCGCGTCACGAAGGACGGCACCGGCCAGTACATCCGCTGCCGCTACAACATCACGGGGCCGACGAAGGCGGGTCGCGTCGTGTTCGGCAACCTCAACATCATGAACAAGTCGCAGAAGGCGGAGGAGATCGGCCGCCAGCAACTGGGCGAACTGATGCGCTCGGTCGGCATCGGACGCATCGAGGATACGGACCAGCTCATCGGCTGCCCGCTCCAGATTAAGCTGTCCATACGCCCCGCGGAGAACGGCTACGCCGCGCAGAACGAGGTCCGCGGGTTCCGTGCGCCATCGGGCTCCGCGCCTGTTACGGCGGCTCCTGCGGCGTCTGGCTCTGCGTCAGCCAAAGCCGCTCCACCCTGGGCGAAGAAGTAAACGACAGCCCGCGCCGTGCGCGTGGGCTCTCCACCGGAGAGAACAATGGCCAAGATCCCACCGCCTCAGAACACGCTCGCCGCGTTGATTGATGCCGCGCACGAGAAGATTCGCGAGGATAACGACGAGCCCCGCGAGCACCTCGGCTGCTCAGTAGCGGGCCATCCCTGCGACCGCTGGTTGTGGCTGTCCTTCCGCTGGGCGGTGCGGCAGAAGATCCCCGGTCGGACCCTGCGCATCTTCCGCCGCGGCCAAGACGAGGAGGCGACGTTCGTGCGCGACCTGCGCATGATCGGCGTGGATATCCACGAGACGGGCATCCGCCAGCGCCGCATCAGCTTCGGCTGGCATACGGGCGGCAGCATCGACGGCATCATTGAAGGCGGCGTGCCAGGCGCAGAGCGAAAGCGGCATATCGCCGAGTTCAAGACGATGAACACGAAGAACTTCGCCAAGCTCTCGAAAGAGGGCGTCGAGAAGGCGCAGCCGACCCACTTCGTCCAGATGCAGCTCTACATGATGGCGACGGGCATCGATCGCGCGTTGTATGTGGTCGTGAACAAGGACGACGACAGTCTCTACAGCGAGCGCGTGCGCTTTGATGCCGCCTTGGCGGAGAAGTACCGCGATCGCATGATCCGCATCGCCCAGACGGAGCGGATGCCGCCGCCGATCAGCGCGGACCCGAGCTGGTTCCAGTGTAAGTTCTGCCCGGCGTACGAGTTCTGCCATGACTACCAACTGACAAAGCAGACGAACTGCCGCACCTGCGCCCACGCCACGCCGCGGGAGGACGACTGGCATTGCGCCCGCTGGGATGACGCCATCCCCGTCGAGGCGCAGCGCAGCGGCTGCCGCTCGCACGTCCTGCATCCCGACCTGGTGCCGTGGAAGATGAAGGAGGCCGACAGCGAATGGGAGGTGATCTACCTCATCGACGGCACCGAAGTGCGCAACGGCGAGACCGGCTACAGCAGCGCCGAGATTATCGCGAACCCGCTGCTCTGCTCGATGAATGATCCTCTCGTTGAGAGCCTGCGCCAAGAGTTCGGCGGGGAGGTTGTGGGGTGAATCTCAGACCTTACCAACGCGCCGCCATCGAGATGCTCTACGCCTGGTTTGAACGCAATGCGTCTGGCAACCCCTGCGTCGTGATGCCAACCGGGTCGGGCAAAAGCATCGTCATTGCCGAGCTCTGCCGCGATGCGCTTCAGAGATGGCCAGAGACGCGCGTTTTGATGCTGACGCATCAGAAGGAGCTGATCGAGCAGAACGCGGAGAAACTGCGCGCGCTCTGGCCAGATGCGCCGCTTGGCATCTACAGCGCCAGCATCGGACGGCGGCAGCTCGACCAGATCACGTTTGCGGGTATTCAGTCGGTGCGCAGCCGGGCGAAGGACATCGGACATGTCGACCTCGCAATAATCGACGAGTGCCATCTCGTGTCTCACGCCAACGTGGGAAGTTATCGCCGCCTTCTCGATGACCTGCTGGCGATCAACCCCGCCCTGCGCGTGATCGGCCTTACCGCCACGCCGTACCGCCTCGGGCATGGCCTGATTACAGACGCGCCCGCCCTCTTCGACGACCTCATCGAGCCGACAGACGTTCGCGAGCTGATAAAGGCGGGCTATCTCGCGCCGCTGAAGTCGAAGCACACGGAGCTGACCTACGACACCGCCGGCATTCACAAGCGCGGCGGCGACTTTATCGAGTCGGAGTTGTCGGAGCGCGTGAACACGACGGCGCAGAATGTCAGTGTCGTCGAAGAGATCATCCTCCGCGGGCGTGAGCGTAAGACCTGGCTCATCTTCTGCGCGGGCGTCGATCACGCTTACGCTGTAGCCGATGAGATACGCGCTTGCGGTATCAATTGCGATACAGTAACCGGCGAGACATCAAAAGCAGACCGCGAGCGGATGCTCGAGGAGTTCAAGTCGGGACGCCTGCGAGCGCTCACCACCGCGAACTGTCTGACGACCGGCGTTGACGTGCCCGGCATTGATCTTGTCGCCATGCTACGCCCGACCGCCTCGCCTGGTCTCTACGTGCAGATGGCGGGTCGCGGCTTGCGCAT